GGCTGCTACAGAAGCGGAGTTGAAGTATATGCGTGGTATGTTCAATTCAGCAATGAAGTATCACGAACTGCCATTTAGAAAGTACAAGCGTACTAATGTACCTCGTCTTGATGGTTCTATTCGTGTAGATGATACTATGACTATCGAGGAAGCCAGAGCAAAGGCTGCTGCTGGTGACTTTAGTGGTGCTGATGATTTCAATAAATCTGAGGATAGCGGACTGAGCTACCTCACAGAAGGAATGGATAACAATAATTCAAACGATTAATATTATGAGTAAGAAAGTAAAGAAGGAGTGGTTGCACGTAGGTAACTTCCTATTAGGAGTAGAGAAACATTCAATGGGTAGCCGTGTAATATGTAAGTCACAGGCTGGTAACTGGCAGATTTCGTGGCGCGATGACACTATGATGTTCCAGTTGATGATTAACCTGATGAAAAACGAGAACTCGCACGAATATCTTCACGCTCTTGTGGCTATTATGTTCACCGTTACCACCTATCCGCACGACCTCGTTTCTGTATCAGAACGTGGTACTATGCCTGTTATGGAGGGTATTGCTGGACTGATTGCCGAGCAGACAAAGTATGAGCTTTCTCTGAAACCAGAGGCCACTCAGGAGGAAAACGATAAGGCTCTTGAAGAGGTAGGCGAAATGACCGAGATTCAGGAGGAACTTGAAAAACTGGATGAAGCTAATGGCAACTAATGGTTATACACCCGAAGAGCTGGAGGCTGCAAAGGAGTTTCTGCGGAAGCGACTTGAAAGCGAGCGGAGTATGTCAGCAGATGTGGAGCGACTGCTTTACACCTATGCTGGCTACCTCCTGTCGGCTCTTTTTGCTGCATCAAGTGAAACCGATATTGAGGATTTGGAATTACTGATACAGGATTTGATTGAGCAACTGATGGCCGACTGCGAATTGCTTGCTGTTGACGAAAGAGAGGATAAACGCGATGCTATCTTACTCTATATGCTTGGTGAACGCAATGATGATACCCTTGAAGGTCGTGTAAACAAACGCTGTCACACTTTCTACAATGAGGTGTTTGCGGTCTATACGGCTGGCAAACTGCTTGGCTGGGATGAAAACTCACTGTTATCGTCCATCAAAGCGAATTTTGAACACCCTTGGCAGAACGAGGTACTTGTAGCTGTCCGTGAAAAGATTAATCGAGGCGAGATTGATGCCGATATAGCCGATTTTGAAGAGCCGCACTTTGGTAAGGGTATAGAGATTTCTTCTCTTGGTGCTTTGCAGATGATGCTAGGCTATGCCATTGCCGATGCGTGGACTTGGTGGCAGTATGAGGATGCCAAAGAGAAGGGCGCGAAGGGTTATCACGTTCTGCGAGGCTCTTCATATCCGTGTGATATTTGTAATTCGCATACAGGTATCTTCTACCCTATCAGTGATGAAGATAGTAAGCCGCAATACCACGCACACTGCTGCTGTTTGGTAGTATATTCTTATGTAGACAGAATCTAAATAACGAATTATGAAAAAGAAAGAAGAAAAAGTCGTTAAGGATGTTACCAGAGAGGACGAACAAGCCCTTCTGGACGTTATGGAGAATAGTTACGATATTGTGGAGGTAAGAGGCCACAAGCTAAAGGTGCGCTGGCTTCACCCTGCCGTTACTGACTGGATTTCAAGTCTCATTGAACGCGATGGTGACGAGAATAAAGTTATGGCTAAGTGTGCTGCCCTTATCCGCCTCAATAGTTTCTGGAGGTGTCACCTACTCTATTCGTTTGTGTGGCGTTGGTATTACTATATCCGCCAGTACACCACTATTGAGCTGACTCCGCTTTTCGAGGTGGCTCAAAAAAAAACGGCCAAAGTGGAAGCGCAAGCATACTTGAACGCTATGGGATTACTAATCGCATTGAAAACGACCAAGAAACAGATGACGAAGAAGGAAGTAGAGCATATCCTTCAAGAACTACGTATGGCCAACGATGGGAAATCGCCCAGAAGCACGGAATAGATACCAGTCCGCTTAAATTCCTTGGCATACCGATAAGCGGGATGATGTACTACGTTAATTGGGTACTGACTACCGCACAGCTTGAACTTCTTGCAGCCGATGTGTCCGTTGTTGACTATGGCAATAATAAAAAGAAAAAAGAGAAGAAAAAGCGCAAGAAGGGCGAGTTTGATGATACAGCAGCAGACAAGAAAGCTCTTAAAGAAACTGCCGAGGATTGGAAGGAACGACACGGTGAGGATGAAAGCGGTGCAAAAAATTTGTCTATAACCGACATTTTGGGCAAAAATGCTAAGTCAGAAATTGCAGTTAAGGTTAAAAACGAGTAGTTATGACAGATAAGGAACTGAATATTACGCTACGTGAAATGGCACGTATGCAAGGTTTGTGTGACCAGTGGTTTAGTGAGTGGGGCGATGATGATACTCTTGATGATTGTCTGGAGCGTTATATCCGAGGCTTCGATTTCGTACAGGAACGTGACTGGCCATCGCTGGAGTTCATACGCAAGCATTTCGACAGGGATCTGCTGCATAAGCATAATATATACCTCGATGAAGTGGTTGATGTTGAGGCTAAAAGTGGTTTCTACGTATTCTTGGGTAAGTGTACTGGTAAGATCGTTGCAAGGAACTTCTGTGCGGTCACTATCTACTTGAGACACGAAAGCTGCGTAAACGTTACCTCGCTTGGTGCTGCAAGGGTGTTCTTGCATTACTTTGATAAATCGGATGGTAGTACCAATACCGACAAATGGGGTAAGATACGAAAGTATGACAAAAGAAAGAAGGAGGGCGTTTAACCCTCCTTTTTTATTCCTGTGCTGTAGCTCTGGCCGCTTTCAACTGATAGAGCCTATCTGCTTGCTGCTGCTGTTTCTGCTCTGCTGTTATACGCTGGAACTCACCTGTGTTAGCGTATGGGTTATATTCCGATGCTGTCTCAGCGGACAGGATGCCAGCGTTCTTAGATGCTACCAGATCAGCGATCAGGCTGCTGTTGTTTTCGTGAATAAATGGTACGTTGTAGCCGTATAACCTATCATTCAGATCCAAGAACTCAGTGATCATACCTTCCTGAATACCATAACCCTCACAGAAGAGTGACTGCATATCGGTAATGGTCTGCTTATAATCCTTACATTCCAGCTCTGCCTTATCAAGCGATGGTGCGTAGTAGAGCTTCATCGTTCCTGTAGGAGTATCACCAGATTTCAACTCAGGATGCTTTACTATGAAACCACCATTGAATATCTCTGTAAGCAATATTTCAATATACTTGTAGTAATTCTCAGACAAGCCCTGTGGCTGGATAATAGATACATCATCGTCCTTACCCATTGTGAAGGCTCTGATACGTCCGAGAGGATCACCCTCAATATCAATATCATCACCTTTCATCTTGTAAGCGGGTAATGCCATTCCAGCATTATTCTTCGCTAAGTAAGATAATGAAACCTCATAATCATCAATAAGCATCTGGACGTTGTTCCACGCTGTACCGTTGTCTTTGTCACGCATATATACTATAGGTATGCGCGAGAAACCGTGTTCACCCCTGAACACCATTTCATAGCCATCAAAGCCTAATGACTCCTTGATTCTATTTGCTGCGCCTTTGAGTCCTACCTTAGACTGCTTGTAGCGGGTAAGATACTTATCATCCCAAACCTCAACCCAGACGGTCACCTCCTTACCCTCTTCATCGTAAGAAGAGAACTTGCGGGCAAACTTATCCATCCGGCCTGTGATCGGATCGTAGTGCGGGAATAGGGTATCGCCTTTCAGGAATGACAATGTGCGCCAACCAAGTTTGCCGTTGTGCATATAGAACACCGTTGCACCATCGGCTGTGATCTTCACGCTGTTAGCCAACTCATAGAAAGCGATCTCCATATCCTTGCGTAGCCAGCCCTTCTTGTAAACCTTGAAAAGCTCTTCTGTACGCGCTTTGATTATCTCGTCCGTCAACTCCCAATGCACATCGTTTCCGCAAAGGTGAACAAGCTGCTGTACCGTAATGACACATTGGAGCGTAGAGCCGATTCTGAACGTCTCTTCACGATGGAACTTGATCTCTTCCTTACCTGTCTCTTCATTAACCTCCGTAGAATAATTGTAGAACTCAGGGAAATAGAAGTCAGACATAACCCTGTGTGAGAACGGATAGAACTCTTCCAGATAGTCAGTCTGAGTCATAATGCTACCCATAAGCCTACGTTCCGTATATTTCATTTGATCAACGTACTGCGGCTTATTGTACTTTTGTGCCTCTCTACCACCATTTACCAGTCTGTAGAACGGCTGTTTTGTTAAAAGCTCTCTTACTGCCATAATATATCGAAGTTTTGTGGAGGGTAGGCGTACAGCAGGTTTTTCCTACCATCTTCTGCCTCCGAAGTTTAACCTTTCTGCGTAACCATTCATTCTGCGTCTCATTCTCTTATTTACACCACCAACAAGTCCTAAGTTCTTTGGTTTATGATGTATATTCTTGATATTGAAGATCTCGCGTATTGCAGCACCCTCGATGAAGTCAGGTGAGCGATGTATCAGCTTCTTCATTGTCTTAACCTTATCAATAACTCTTGTAGGATCATCCTCGCGGAAACGGACGCAACGTCTCTCTTCATTCAGGATCTCCTTCAAAGTCTTATTCTTATAACCCTTACCGCTAAACTTTCTATCTAACAGATCTGGGGCAATAGAATATGTACCATCCTTAATATGATCAGCAAAGTACTGGAACGCCTGTGCCTTGATATTGTAGTACATTCCTTTGAACTTATCATCTACAGCCTCCTTTGCGTTGAACGGAATGGCCTTTTTGAAGAATCCCTTGAATATCTGTCCTACACCGATAAGGTCATAGGCAAAATTCTCTTCGCGGACTCTCCATCGTTCAAGCAGGGCTGTTGTGAATTTGATAGTCTCTTTAGAATCCTTTGAGCATACCTCTATATC